GATGATGCGGTCGCAGCTGTTTCCCGTTTGAGTACTGTAAACCTGACTGTGGCGCAAGTGCGCACAACAGCAGGGTTGGAGGTCGCAGAAGCTGAAAGCGCTACTGTTTTGGCCGAATACCACAGGAATCGAACTGGAGACAAGCCCAGCCAAGTGTTCCCAGCTGCAGAGTCCATATTGAAGTACCAGTTTGGCAAAGATACCTATGAGGATGGGGCACCTAACCCTCTCAAGGCATTCATGTCGCCACTTATACCTGGTTGCTTCTCGCCTGACAGTACCCGCTCAAACGACGCGGCCGCTGTCAAAGCAAGGATCACTGATGTCGCTGCTCCAGCTGATATGAAAGTTGACGCATTTACGCACGAATGTATGAAAGAATTCGTGCAGTTCCTAATTCCGGACAGCATTGCCGGTACAGGCTTTCCAGTTGACCTGGATATGGTGTATGATAAACAAAACCGCCCAGCCCAGCGGCGTCTGCTCGAAAGAGCGGATGTCTTGGTTGGTGGCGTTGTTGAAACACCTGTCCAAACGTTCCAGAAAGCCGAAGCTTACTCGTATGCTGGCCCTCCTCGTGTTATCACGACCATCCCTGAAGTAAACAAGCTTCATTATTCATCATTCATTTATGCATTTACAACCATACTCAGAGCTACCAAATGGTACGCTTTTGGCAAAACTCCTGCCGAAATCGCCGCTCGGGTTGTGGAAATTTGTATGAGTGCCATCGCGTGGATAACGAACACTGACTTTTCTAAAATGGATGGACGTCTCAGCTCAATACTAAGAGCACTTGAATCTATGGCTATGATGCGATACTTTCATGTCTCTGTACATCCTCGGATGGCTGAACTGATGGCAAGTCAAAAAGGTCGCACCGCGCGCACGAAGCACGGTGTTAAATATGATACGGAAGATGCCAGATTGTCTGGCTCACCGGAGACCGCTGACTTCAATTCAATGGATGACGCTTTTGTAGCGTATGTAAGCTACAGGAAAACCCGGATCAATGGGAAGTTCATGACACCTGAACAGGCTTGGGCAAAGCTAGGTATTTTCGGCGGCGACGATGGTATGACCGCGGACATGGACGAGACAATTCACTCAGGGGTGGCTGTCTCAGTGGGCCAAGTGCTAGAATCAGAGAAGATCCTCAAAGGTCTCCTCGGTGTTGAGTTCTTAGCACGGAAGTTTGGGCCAGGCGTCTGGTACGGCGACCCTTCTTCAATGTGTGATATTAAGCGACAATTGTCCAAATTTCACGCAACTGTATCTTTGCCACCGAATGTTTCGGCTCTTCACAAGTTTGCGATAAAGGCTCATGCTTTTAGCTTTACCGATGCTAATACACCTGTTATGGGTGAATTGGCAGCACTTGCGACGGAATTGTTCCCAGAGCTCATTGTAGGACAGGTGATTGATCCGGTAGTACGTTCCAAAATAGGAACCTACTTTGCATACTATCCCAAGGAAGTCCAGTTCCCGAATGAAAAGGGTGACTGGATGATGGATGTGCTTTACCGTGACATACCTACGTTCGACATGAGAATTTTTCTCAAATGGGTCAAAGACGTACGAGCAGGAAACGCTTCGTTACTGAATCCTCCGATGTGCGCGGATTTCAGTGATGTCAAATACAGGACACCACCAGTGGATGTGATAGTGAACGGGGAAAATGTG